CACGTAGAGTATATCACTTCAACTTCTCAGGACTCACATGTCCTGACTGTAAAGAATCTATCCCCAAATACGACTGGAGCATCGCACAATGACTATTCAATTTGACAACAGAAAAGTACCACACACAGTCACATTGACTGAAGGTCAGATCTCTACCATCCTGTTTCATTTAGAAGGAGCAGTGAGTAAGAATGCAAAGAACCTTGATGAAGTTCATGGTATCTTTGAGGTATTAGAAGGAGCGATTGATCGTTGGTATGATGACCATCATGGTATTCAAGGTAAGAAACTACAGTCTACTCAAATTGCATCACCAGTGACAGTGATGAAGGAACCACAGTTACCAAACTTGAAAACTCCACCTGTAAGGAGGATACCATGACTGATATCGATTATGCAGCAGTATGTGAATTCTTCAACAATGCACCATATGAGTTGACACAATGCACATTTCCGAGTATAATAGAACAGCGAACTACAAGATCTGAATTGCTCAGTGATTGTACTCTCGCATCAGTCTCTAACAAGAGTGCTGGTAAGGGGAAGTGAATATCTTTTATTATGCTCACAATGGGTGGTGGCAACATCACCTTTTTTTTCTTTCTTCAATAATATGAAAGCAGAAGAGTTAGAAGTAGATATGCCAGTCATCTTTGATAATGGTCAGATGCATGGCAGAAACGAAGGGCATATTGCATTTATATGTGATGAATATATAAGTTTATTACTGAGTGCAGGATGTAGATTACTGATCTATGCACATGATTACAAACATCTTTCAATAAATAAAAATGGACAAATCATACCGAATTGTGGTTACAGAAGCACAGCTAGATACGCTGATCCAAAGTCTACGATTACTCAAGGAGACAGTCAAGGAAATGAGTCATGCTGATGAAAGTATAACAACAGCAATGAGTGAGACATATTATAAACTTACCAACGCAACCCCAGTTGAAAATGTTTATGACACAACCACAGCACCCGAAGGAACAACCTTCACATCAACCCTCTAAATATGATGATTTACTGAGTAAGTTATCGAATGGAGGATTGACCGATCTTACACAATATATTGATCTGTTTCAACATTTGTTGGATACTGATCTTATATTTCATATGTCAGATCAAATGAGAAAAACAGCAGATTACTTAGTCAAGGAGGGTTTTTGCTATTATGTCCCATCACAAGATATGGAGCAGAGGGAATGATCCTTATCGAAGAAATGATAAGGGTAAGAAAGCAACTGCTCGAATTCGCCAACTGAAGAAGAGAACCAAACAGACAGTTAAGCGGTTGAAGGACAATAGATCCGACAACCGCATTTTTATTAGTGATTACCATGTACCAAGCATTACCAAGTAGATTACATGTCAAGGATAGCACAGTAGCAGGTCAAGGCATCTTTGCTAAAGAAGAGATACCTGAAGGGATGGTGTTAGGCATGTCCCATATTGTAGTAGATGAAGTGATATACAGAACACCATTAGGAGGATTCATCAATCATTCCGAAACGCCCAATTGTGTGAAATGGAATGAAGATGATAAGTGGTTTGTAAAAACTCTCAAGCATATACACATAGGAGAAGAACTTACACTGAAGTATACATTCTATCAGATATCACAGTTATAATCAACATCTCTTTCAATATTACTCTTACGTAAGGTATTACAGTATGCAGTAATCTCTTGCTTTATACTCATGAGTTCATCATAACATTTTTGATTATGAGCACATGCACGTAGGTGATGATCAGGTTTATGTAATGACTCTATGAATAGGTCAAGACCTCTATTATACTTCTCCACCTTAGTCTCTACATTATCAATAGTACGTTGGTCTTTACTTGCCATTGTTATCACCTTGTTGTTGTCTGTGTGTGTTTAGTTTCAACCAATCTTCAGCAGTCTCATAATCATCGAAGTATCTTTGCTTACCCTCCCAGAAGAAGGTAAACTTATCAATCAATGCTTCATGTTTGATAAATGCGCCAGGTTCCGCTTCCCATACTTTATCATTGTCATAACAGTCTTTTACGAAGTTATCAATGTCTGCTTTCTCAGATGATATCCAAGGTATATCAGAGGGTATAGCACCAATTTGGTTAGGATTATTCATTTATGTGGAAATAAAATAAATGTATCTAAAAATATGTATGTGTTGTTTATACTATCGGATAGTATCCTTAGAATGATTCTCAATAAGGATAAACACCACGGAGATTCGTTGTCTTAGCGAGCACATTATAGCACGAACGCCCGAAAATTGCAAGGATTCGTCATAATTCTATAAAAACTAGTCGAGAATACTCATAATTCATATAATCTCGACTAGCTTGACATCTAGACTAGAATATCTTATAATATCTCTACTAGCCTCTATAATCTCGACTAGATGTAACTAGAAAATCTCTACTAGCTCATAACACATATGCACTAGGCGCATCATTATCTCGTCTAGCTCATACATATGTACTAGCTCGTCTATACTTGTACTAGCCCATACATCTGTACTAGCTCGCATGTATAATCTCGTCTAGCTCATACACCTATACATATGTACTAGCTCATGTGTATAAACGTGAACATACTTGCACTAGCCCATAAGCATATGTTATAATTAGATGCAAGTACATATGATACAATATCATGTCAGATACACGCCCCGAACCCCTGATAAGCAGGAAGGAATATTATGAAGATTTCAAGGTGCGGTTACAGATACATAACAGAGAATTTACAGAATTTGTAGTAGAGGTGGGCAACTTCGTCAACTGGACTAAACCCCACGTAAAATCTATGATCAGTACTGTAAAAAATAAGATTGATGGTACAAATCCAGAACTGGCACAATCCAGCCAGAATTCTGATGAGGATCGTGTAGAATAGGGGCAACCGAGAGAAAAGTATGACCAAACCCAATGACGACCATGAAATTGCACTGACCAGTGCTCACTGGGGTGAGTTGAAGGATCGGTGGGCAGAACTCGTATGTGATTCGATGGATCCCAAGAGCATGGAGCAATTCGTGTATGAGACAATTCGTGAGGGTTTGGATGATCTCACTGCGACTGAATCGGTTCGTCAATTTGAGGATGCGTTTGACCGTGAGACTGTGGACCAAGTGGTTCGTGATATCACATCGGAAAAATCCAGCCGCCTGGGCATAGTCATCGGAGACGATCCCTGTTACAGTTGACGTAGTGGCACACTCCGTGACCACAGCACCTGATTTTCGTGTATTATAAGAGTATGAAATTCACAGATCGCTTTTCCATCGTTCTTGACTCCCAAGAACAATCCATGCTCGAAGAAATGGCATCATTTTGTGCTCAGTTCGATTTCACGGAGCATAACGACCCTGAAATCTTTGAGAGAGTCTGGGATAAAATCCTTGACGCACATCTCGAAATCGTTGACCAAGACGACAGAGCAAAATCATGATCATGTCACTTCACTTCGGTAGGCATTTCTGGTTAGATGAAAATGATGATTTTTGTTCGTGTCCAACGTTCGTTGATGGCACACCTGACAAAGATCTCTGGGATTACGTTTCAGAATGGACTGACCTTGAGGATGTCAACCTTGACAAACTCTTTTTCATTCACAAGTCATTGGTTACAGATGCTGTCACTGAGTACGAACAGATGAGAGCATAAGAACTAATCGGGGCATACGCAAGGCAGGGGTGAGCAACAATTCGGGAGCGTCTTAGATCGCACACCGTGGATAACTGCTCTTTATGTTTGGAGACCTCTTGTACTCACGGTAACTCATCCGTTATAAAAATATGAGTTTTGAAGTTGTAAGTCCCTAATTATTTCAATTTGTTACAATATTGTAAGGTTGGCAGAAATGTCAACCTTTTTCTTTTATAATGATTAAGTACACACGTCAATCACGTATGCCAACTGCTACTACTTCCAAGACCACTACCAAAGCACCAGCAAAGCGTAGAACTCGGAAGACAGCAACCAAGGTTACAAAGACCGTGAGGATCAAAACCTCAAAACGTCCATCATCAGCAAGACTAATTTCTTCTGATCGTTATGTCAAGGACATACAGACAAGATGGGCAATCCACCAGTACGAAGTCAAAGAACTCTTCAAAGGATTTCCTGGATACTTCAACTTCGTCAAAACACAATACGCAAAGATGAATCTTTCGTAAAGAATTGTTACAGAACCCCGAAAGGGGTTTTTTCATGTCCTATAATACCAGTATGGCAACAAACAACCCTTTTCAAATCCCAAACAACTCCTATGACGCAATCGCCTTTCTCTGTGATGTCTACTCCGATTATTGCACAAAGGAAAATCTCCCACAAGTCTCTGCTGATGAACAGAACTTCGGAGAACTTACACAGCGTCAAGTCCTGTGGATCGAGCACTTCATCGATGTCTGGGATGCAGTACAGGATTGGTAGACGCAGAACTTCCATCCTAAACGATTTCTAACCAGTTGACAAACTGGCACACTCAACCCCTCCAAGGGGTTTTTTAGTGTGTATAATTAAGAAGTAACAAACACAAAGCATTTATGAGTTTTTTCAATCACGTTCAACTTCACAAGTATGACATCACCGACAAAGGTATTAGTCAAGCATGTTATGATGAACTGGTTATGAGTGGTAACAACTCTTCCGAAGATCAACTTCGTATACTTGCAGACAGTATGCGTGAAGACTTCAAAAACTACATGAGACCTTTATTCTCATGAACAGTTTCAACGATTTCATAAACTATTGCCTTGACTTCTACGGTCAAGGCGGTTTATATGACCAAGGTAGAACAAAGGAGCAAATTGCATTTGCTACCACAATGTACCTTGACGCTATCAAACATTACGATAACGACAGTTACACGTGGGGTGATGGCGATTCATTAGATCGTGAAAGGGTTCGTGATGTAATGAACGAATACTACGGCAGAGGCAGATAGCAAACTGTCACACCAAAACCCCGAAAGGGGTTTTTTCTTTTGTATAATAAAGGTATGAACAAAAACACCCACCTTGAGCACCCCGAAGACCTTATCATTGGAGGTTTCGTGTCGGTGCTCTTTTTGTTGTATAATGAATTCAATGTTTCTCTGAAAATCGATGGAAGTCCTGCTATTGTCTGGGGTACGGATCCTGTTACTGGCACTTTCTTCGTGGGGACGAAATCGGTATTCAACAAAAAGAAAATCAAGATCCCACACTCTCACGAAGAGATCGATCAACATTACAAAGCACCGTTAGCAGACATACTACACGCATGTTTTGATAATCTTCCAAGAACAGAGGGAATTTATCAAGGTGACTTCATCGGGTTCGGTGGCACAGACACATTTACCCCAAACACTTTGACCTACAAATTCCCAGAGGTTATCAATCAAAATATCATTGTTGCACCGCATACTGAGTACACAGCGACTAATGATCTTCGTGATGCAGTTTGCAAACCTCTCCAGGAACATTTCGTAGATACTGATCAAATCAAGTGGGTTCAACCTTGCGTGGATTTGGTTCGTAGAAATGACGTTTCACCACCTGTGCCATATAAGCAAAATTGGATCACAGGCACTGAGTATACCAAAATCAAAAAAGACATCAACACACTCATCAAAAATGACATTCCTCTCACTGATTCTATTCTCACTGATATTCTCAATGATGTCCAACTCACAAACCTTTTCCAACTCGTCAGCGAAGTAAAGGAAGACCTTATGCAATCGTTTATTATTCATGATGCACCACAGGTGTTTTTGAATGGTCAACCATCACAGCATGAAGGTTTCGTGATTTGGTCAGAGTACGGTCAATGCAAATTGGTCAACCGTTCAGAGTTTAGTGCAGCAAACTTCGCCAGAGGTGCAGTATGGGACAGTTAGCAAACTGACCATTTTTCCACCATTCGCACTGCTTAAGCAGTATTATTAAAGAGTCAACAAACCAAAAACATTTATGAGAAAGATCGAATCCCAAATGTGCTCTGCAGTTCGTTTCAAGCATGACTTCGCAAAGGATAACACCAGAGTTGAGATCGTGCAGGAGAATGACAGACCAGTCGCAGAGGTTCGTCTTCATAATAATCTCATCGCTCGCATCGGTGATGGGTTTATGCAAATCACATCAGCAGGTTGGGAGACAGTCACCACAAAATCCAGACTAAATGCTCTACTTCGTGATGGCGTGTTCAACGGCACAGGGTGTAGCATCTTTCAGAAGGATTTCTACTGGTACATCAACACCCCAGACGGCACGGTTGATTTTGCAGATGGCATGATCATCCCAGTCTAACAGAATAAGCAAAGGACTGGCAACAGTCCTTTTTTATTATCTAAATTAACAATTAGCAGTCATATTGATGTGCCTAAATGTTAAGATTTGCGCCCGTATATAAAAACACCTAAGTCCCTAACCTACAAACCTTTACCATCGACCTGTATATAAAAAACGCACTTTGAAAAAAATGCCCCAGAGAAAAATTTTCGTGGTATAATAAGTAGTACAGGATCACATAAAAAATGGAAGATAAATACAACATTTATGTCGTTGGAGATCTAAAGCATAATCTTGTAACTGAACAAGAGATGTTAGATATCCTTTTAGACTATGCTGATGCATATCACGAAGATACATCTCAGCCTAGGGACATCCAAGTTGAACTCGTAAAAGAAAATGGTGAAAAAAGACTCCTCACAAAATCCAATGAAGTATCGTAAGGTCGGTGAAGAACAGGAAACTGATATATCTCACCTATTAGACGAGATCTTTGTAAGACTTGATATGATTGATCACAACTTGAAAGTCAATAATAGAAAGATACAAAGTATCTACAATAATCTCAGAAATGATGACCCACTGGTAGACTAATGGCATATACTACTCTCAATAAAACAGAACTTACTAAAATAAAGATACTTGAACAGTTCTCAGAAAGCGTTACCGTATCTCTGGACAGTAATACTACATCATCTGGTGATTATATTGTAGATTGGCGATTTCAGACTACAGATAGTCTTGATGGGGTCGCAGGTTCTCCAAGTGCTAATTTCTATGTAACAAGACTTCCTGGCACTGGTTATCCCACTGATTGTGGTGGATGGACTCGGATTTCATTGAAGTATCTAAAATTACCACAAAAGACCTATCAGCAACCTACGATTGCTAGACCTGATGTCTTAGGGATAAGGTTATCGTCTGGTGTTACCTACCCAGAACCTACAGGGGGGTCGGGGCAAACGTCTCTCTCTGGTACAATATCTGGAGAGTATACTCGAATTGTCTTTCCTTGTGATAGAATAACTTACTTAGATAATAATTCAACGGATCCGATCATACTAACACCACCTCCTAATATCAGTAGTGTTACTCAACCTTCTCAGCAGAACTTTATGGAAGTAGTTCCTGATAAGTATGATCATATTAGTGAATTCCGTTTAGACCCTACAGAGTTTGTTGATCTGACTTATAAACTGAAAATCAATCTTATGATTGGTGGGAACCCAGAAACAGAGTATCAAACACTAACTCATCGGTTATTACCTAATACTGATGGATCCTCTGAGATTCTTAGACATTTGATCGGTAGACAGCGTACAAAAGAGGAAATGGACGCTAAATATGAAGAGGAAGTATATGTTCCTTGGACAGGACCATCATGAGTACACCAGCAGCAACTAGAATAGGAGATGCAGACGTAGCTCATTGTTCTGGAATGACCAGAGCAGAGGGTTCTCCTACTGTGTTTGTCAATAATATACCTTGGAGTAGACAGGGAGATAAGAATACAACTCATTTATTTCCAGCACCACCTATATGTTTACCTCATTCAGCAGCAATTGCTACAGGGTCAACTACAGTCTTTTTAGATACTGGTATGAGTCATGGTGCTTTACTCATGGGTGGAGCAAAGGATGGTGGTACAGGGAAAGGTGCTGGTAGAGTCGGAGATGCAGTTGCTGGATGTACTTCTGTCGCAGCAGGGTCTCCGAACGTATTTTGTGGTGGAGAACCGCCAGGAATCAAGCCAGCAACTGATTTTGGACTAGAATTTGAAGAAAAAACAGTATAATGCCCATAAAAACCAGTTATAAATTCGATGTAAAGGATAAATTTACTCCTTTTGGGTTTGATGACGAAGTTACCCATATAGCAAGTTCTTGGCAAGTCTCAGATCATCAAGATTTTGGTATTTTACCCTTTGAAACGGTAATAAATGCTGATTTCAAGACAAAAGTAGACTTTTTTGCTGAAGATTACCTCCAAGGATTCAAAGATTATTGGATTAGGTGTAAATTTCACTCTTCTAAGGCGAAAGAGGGTGCAGTACCCCTGTTTGTAACTGCTAGAATGGTAAAAGGGAGCACCGAAGTGACTCTCTTGGGTAGACAAAACGAAGATAATCAACAAATCCTCGAAGTAGAGGACTTAGAGTACTCAATTGAACCTGGAATGCGTGTAGACCTTATATCTACGGTTGCTGGTGTTACAGGTGGTATTGTTGCGCCTGAAGGTACTTTGGTTAGATCAATTGATAGAAGTACTAAAAAATTTACTTTGACACACCCTTCTACTCATAATGGAGCAGTAAATCTCAATTTGACTAGGTGTGTTGAGTCAGATTGGAGTGTAGAATGGAGATTTGACAGTAATAGAGGGTCTTGGGCTACTATTAGTATAGGAAATCAACCAACTAGTCAAACAAATACTGCTGGAGCATGTGTTACATTCACTGCTGGCAACGTTACTATCACAGATGGCACTGATTTAGAGTATATTTGGCAAGAAGAACTCCCAATGGTGGATGGAGAGACCTTTTTTGACATTGAAAACGGTGGAACTGCTCCAATTATTACAAATGCTGATACAAATGCTGTAACAATTTGTAATTTACGCTATCCAGAGGATGATGGACGCTGTTTTAGACTAAAAGTCAAGGCAGAAACTGCTGCAGATGTATATTCTTCTACAGTTTGTATTACAGTTCTCCCTGTAAGCATTATTATCAATCAACAACCTCAAAGTCAGACTGTAGTACAAGAACCTGTTGTAACAAATGAGACAGTTCCTTGTATTGCAGTAATTGACGAAACTTCTCCAAGTCAGAGTTCATTTGATAGTGCATGGGCTCAATTTAGAACTGCTTGGCCACTGAGACCATTTGACCTGATGTCTGTCGCTAGAGGTAATAGTTGGGGGTATAATAAGATACCTAACAACATGAGTTCTTATCCTAACCCCTTGACAGAACATAATGTTCCTAGGTGGGGTGGAGATTGGTTCTCACTTGCTGGATTGTCAACTTACCCTCAAGGATCAACTGTAGCACTTTTTGTTGATAATTCTGGTTCAATGACCGTAAGTACGGTATCTCAAGCGATATCTATGTTTGAAAGTAAGTGTTCAGCAGCAGGAATCACTATAATTCGGGTATATGTCGGTAATGAGCGTTATATTGACCCATTTATTACTAATTTGATTGGATCTGGATCAACAACTACCTCTACTTTGGTAACTGTTCCTGCAGAATTCAGTATTCAAGCAAGTACTACTGATAGTAGCGATCTTACATACCAGTGGCAAATAAAACAAGCTGGCGAAAATACTTATTATCCTATACAGGGTCAGACAGGAACAATAGTCTCTGGAGGATCAACAACGGTTGAAACACCACCTCCAATCTATCCTGTTGATAATATGGACATATATCGGTGTAAATTGAGTGCTACAGGAGCGTTAGATGTGTTTTCTAATGCTGCAGTACTTACAATAACCAACCAAACAGGTTATTCTAGTAGATTCAAGTATAGATATCTGCAGAATAATCAACAGAATGGATCAGGTTTCAATTTTAATTGGACTGATGTAGATTTATCGAATGGGGTTTTTGACCTTACAACTCATGGAGTATATGAAGTAATTGCGGAAAATGGTAGTACTCCTATAAGTTGTGAACTTTGGGGTGCAGGAGGAGGATCTGCTGGTACGTTCCAAGGAGCAGATGGTGGATTTAGTAGTGTAAAGATGACTCTTAGGAATACTCAGCGTTATTTCTTTATTGTAGGTAAAGGTGGAAGAGCAAATACTGCAGGTGGTTTTAGTGGTGATCCTCAAACTGGTGGTGGATCAGGAGGTTCTTCTGGAGGAGCAGGAGGTGGACTTACTGGAATCTATGAAGATCATGGCAATGTAGTTTCTGGAGGAAGTGAAGCAATATTGACTTTTGCAAGAGTAGTTGCTGCAGGAGGTGGAGGTGCTTCTGTAAGGTCTCTAGGAGGGTCTGGAGGAGGTCTAAGTGGCAATAACGCATCAAACAATGGTTTAGGTGGTGGAGGTGCTATATGGGCAGGAATTGGTAATGCAAGTGCTACTCCTGGATTTGGTGGGACTGAAGGTAATGGTGGGACTGGTAGTGTAGGTATTGGTGGTGCTGGATTCAATGGCACTGCTGGTGGTGGTGGAGGATACAGAGGAGGCGGTGGTGGAGGATTTGTAGGTGTAGATCCTGCCACTGGAGCTGGTGCTGGTGGCGGTGGATGCGGATATTACAATAACTCAGTAATATCAGCAGCAACTACTGGTGCTCGAAGTGCAGCTAATAATCCAAATTTCCTTATGCCTTATGGTGCTGGTGGACAAGCAAATGGTCAGAGTGGTCAAGGGGGAAGAATTCGCATAACAACTGCTGGTACTACCTCTCCATAGACAAATACTCAACAAACTGGTATAATATCGGTACGTTCGATCCATTACAATGGCTGTCAAGACTAAACAAGGTGCATGGGGTTCCTCAGAGTACGTTGAGTCTATTCCTAAGAAAACAAGACAGGGAAGAGGTAAGCATACAAAATATACTGCGACTTCACGCAACAAGGCTAAAAAGAGATCAAGAGGTCAAGGAAAGTAATAAATACTACATTATACCGAGGACTAAACGATGGGAATGACTACATCTGCGTTGAACGGTGGTGATAATGCAGAAGCACAGGGAACAGAAGTAAATCCTTCAGATTATTGTCCAGAAGATTACGAACCATATGTTTCTCCCTTAGAAACGGATATACAGATGGTAATTCAATTGTTACAGGAAATTTCAGAGAAATTAGATAGAAAAGGCGACCATGAAGGGTGTTGCCACGACCATTAGAAAAATACGAGAAAGAAGCGGTCTAAATAATAATAATCCGACTTATAACGCCTAATATGGCGAAAGCAGACCTTCTTTCCCGATCATTCAAAGACATATCCTTTAGTTTTGATTCACACCCCAAAACTAAGGATATTTTGGTGAAAAGAAATGAAGCAGCGATAAAGTCTGCTCTAAAGCATTTAATAATGACCAATATAGGTGAAAGACCCTTTCAACCTGAACTTGGAACAAATCTCTCTAGACTTCTATTTGATAATTGCGATTACGGAACTGCGTCCCAAATCTCTGATGAAATTACTAGAGTTATTCAGACATATGAAGAAAGAGTTGTATTGAGTCTAGTAGACGTAAATCCAATTCCAGATAATAATTCCTTTGATGTTTCTATTGAGTTTGAAATTGTCGGGATTCCACATACGCAGACAATCGAATTCTATTTGGAAAGCACTAGGTAATAATGGCAAATACGAAACTTACTAGTTTAGACTTTGAGAATATCAAAGCAGAACTGAAAGATTACCTGAAGAACAATACCGATTTCACTGATTACGACTTTGAAGGGTCTGCATTAGCGAATATCGTTGATTTACTTGCGTATAACACGCATTATCAATCTTTCGTCTCGAACATGATTGCAAATGAATCTTTTTTAGATTCTTCGATTTTAAGGGACAATGTAGTTCTTCATGCTAAAAGTTTAGGTTATTTACCAAGATCTGCCAAGTCTTCTAGTTCTTTATTCAACTTCAACGTATTCTCAACATTTTCTGGATTGACAGGTAGTGCTCCTGGATCAATTACTATAAAAGCAGGTAGTGTTTTCAATGCGATAAAGGATAAAGTATCATATTCACTATCAACTCCATCTGATATTGTCACTCCATTAGTTTATATCAACCCACAAGCTCCTGGTCAAGGTGCTACTGGTACATATAATAATGTTAGGTTGTATGAAGGTACATACCTTTCTACTTCATGGATTGTTGATCAGAATGATTTAGATCAAAGATTTATCATTCCTAACACTGGATTGGATCTTGACACCTTGATTATCAAAGTTCAACCCGATTCTGGTTCAACAACATCTGATTTATATACAAGAGGAGTAAATATCACTCAAGTTACCTCTACAAGTAAAGTTTACTTTGTTCAGGAAATAGAAGATGAGAAATACGAACTTGTGTTTGGTGATGGTGTAGTAGGTGCAAAACTACCAAATAATTCAAAAATAACAGCAACTTACATTATTTCTAGTGGTGCTGATGCAAATGGTATACAAGGAACTGCTAATTTCGTTTTTGCTGGAAATGTGACTAATAATCTTTCTGTTACACCAGGAAGTCAAACTGTTACTATCTCAAATGCACCTGTAACTGAAGGTGGTGCAAAAGCAGAGACCATTGATTCAATCAAATTCCAAGCACCAAGATTCTATTCTGCTCAGAATAGAGCAGTAACTGCTGATGACTATGAAACTATAGTTCGTCTAGTATATCCAAACGTTGATGATATCTTTGCGTATGGAGGAGAGGAAGCAAGTCCACCTCAATATGGAAAAGTAAAGATCGTTATCAAACCCAAATCTGGTAGTACTCTATCAGTAAGTACAAAAGATCTTATCAAGTCAAAACTTAGATCCTATAAGGTTGCTTCTTTGACTACTGATATAGTTGATCCACACGTACTTTATCCAACAATCAACTCTACAATATACTTTAATTCTGAGACTACTACAAAATCAGCATCTGAAATCAAGACTTTGGTAGAAAGTGCTATAGATTTGTATGAATCTTCTACTGCATTGAGCAGATTTGGAGGAAAACTAAAGTATAGTAAATTGATAGCAGTCATCGATGATGCAGATCCTTCTATTAGTAGGAATGCTACAACGATATCAATGAGAAGAGATATTCAGGCAATTCTGAATACAAAAGCTTCTTATGAACTTTGCTATGTAAATGCATTTGAAATTGATACTGATTCTCCAGTTTTGACATCAACTGGGTTCAAATTAGAAGGTTATACTCAGACTTTTTACCTAGAAGATGACTATGACGGAACTTACCTAGATACTGCTAGGACTACTAAAAACGTAAAGGCGTATTACTTGAATAACTCAATTAAGACGTATCTTGGAGATCCAATTGGATCTATCAATTACAGTAAAGGTGAGATATTACTAGGTATGTCCACATCTATTGTTATCACTGAAACAGTTGAAACTGGTTCACTTATTAAAGTCACTATTAGACCAGCGCAAAACGATATCTTCGCAAAGCGAGAGGTTTATTTGGCTCTTACAAAAGGAAATATTCAGGTCTTAGCGGAGTCGTAAGGAATGATCAAAGTATCCCAGTTAGTAGATAGTCAACTATCTGACTTTTTCAGGCAGGAATATCCTACTTTCGTAAAGTTTTTTGAAGAATACTATAAAGCCACTGAGATTGATGGTGCGTCTACTGGTCTTCTTCGACAGATTCAGAAGTATCAAAATGCTGATTTCTACAAGGATGGTATTATCCTTGAGACTACTTTAGCTTTTGATATAACTGCGGATGACACAACTATAGGATTATCACAAAAAACTGATAATAAGCAAAGAGCAATTTGGAAAAGGTTCCCTTCAGAGGGTCTTGTACTACTAAATGATGGTACAAATCAAGAAATTATACAATATAAGAATATTGATCCTTCTACTGGTGTATTATATGATATACGTAGAGGTTCTTCAGGTACAACAAAACTAGGTGATTTACTAAACGATAGTACATTCATTAGTACTAATGGAACTGCTTTTAGTGCAAGTAACACAACTGTTACTAATATTAGTCATCTTTTCCTTGCAACTTTATTCAAAAATTTAAAAACTCAGTATTTCTCTGGAATTCCTATTGAAAGACTGAACGAAGATATTTCAGTACCAACAATTCTGAAGTATATCAAGGATTTCTATGCATCTAAGGGTACAAGTCCTGCTATTGAATTCTTATTCAGAAGTGCATTCAACGATGAGAAGATCTTAGTTCGTTATCCAAACGAGCAACTTCTAAAATCTTCTGTATCTACATGGTCTGTTGATACAGTATTACAAGGAACTCTAATCAAATTTGCCGATGGTGTTACAGTAGATGATCTTCCAGGATTAGTTCTAAAACAAATTACTTATGGTTATGATCAGACAATTGGAGAAGCAACAGCAAGTATTGAAAAAGTAATTCCAATCAAATCAGGAAATGATACTCTTTATAGAATCTTCTTGAATGCAGAATCTGTTATTGGACATTTCCAACCTGCTAATGAGACTAGAAGTAATACTACCTTTGGTACTCTTAATAAGACCTTAGTTGTTGACTCAACTATAGGGTTTCCAGATATAAATGGTGAATTTTATGTAGAAGGGATAAATGATGCAAATAATATACCAATATCTTTTTCATATGCAGAAAAGACAGGTACAGAATTTTATGATGTATCTACTAACGCTGTAACTTTTACAGCTGCGTCTAAGAATCGATCAGTATTTGGATCTAATATTCTTTATGTTGTTTCAGATTCGCAAGCAAATCCTTTAATAGATTATTATTCTGCTTCATTCAGACCTGCTGGTTTGATATCTGAAACTCCTATAACTGGTAAAGGATTATTTGTAAAAGAAGGAGATGTTGTAGAATTTGGTCTATCTGGTAAAAAACAGGATGCACCTATCAATTCTTCATGGAGACAGAACGTTCCTTCAACAGAAGATAACATAAGAACCGTTTCCACTTCTGGAAATATGGTTGCTACCTATCTTTCTAACGAATATAACGTTTCAAGAGGTGTAAACCAAGTATTTGAGAATAATGATCATGTATTCGTTTCTTCTAATGGATTTCCTGATGTTCTTAGTATTGGTGAAATAAAAGCTGGTCCTCATGCTGGATTATCTCCTGCATCACAAAGACATCTGAAAAAGATACCAAAAGTTCCATCTTTAGGAAAAACAAAGACAACACAACCAGATAACGGAACTATAGGTGTAACAATTGATGGAGTTCCTATTATATCCTTCAGAGGTGTAAATACGGAACTTGATGGTCCTAATATTTCTGGACAAGGTGGACAGTTGACAAGTGCTGGTGAACTTAGTTCTATTACTGTAGTAGATGGTGGATCTGGATACACTGCACCACCAAAAGTTGTTGTTGATGATAGTGTTGGTACAGGTGCTTTTGCTACAGCACAAATTTCTGGTGGAAAGGTAATAGGTATTACTCTAACTGCTTTTGGTGCATATCAGTCAACTCCTGAAGTAACTATTAGTGCTGGTTCTGGTGCTCATATGAGCCCACAGTTTCCAAGCAATAATATTACTGGAGAGATAGAAACTCTTAATATATTAGGTTCAGGTCAGGATTATACCCAAGTACCAGAAATAGTCATTGTAGACGAATCTGGAAGGGGTAGAGGGGCAAGATTCGTTGTCAGTACAATTGACCCTACAAGTGGTGCTATATCCTCTATAAGAAAGGTTTCTGGTGGATATGATTATGATAAAGCAAAAACAAAGATTTATATTGTTCCTACTGCAAGTGGAGCAAATGTATCTGCAAATGTGACTGAGTGGCATAGAGATAATATCAAAGAATATCAGAGATATTCAGATAAGCATAATGGATATCCTTTTCCTGGTCTAATACCAGAGTATCATGATGCATACAATTATGTTGGTAATCCTGTAGGTATTAGAAATATACTTGGTGATAATATTGTTGCTGGTAATGAGACAGCAGGAAATTTACAACACTCACCTATTATTGGATGGGCATATGATGGTGTTCCAATTTATGGTCCTGTTGGATATACAAACCCTCTTGACACATCATCTCCTCTAAAACGTTTAGAATCATCTTATTTTGTAAAAGATGCACGTAATGCTATTGGTGTTACTGCATATTCTATGGGAACGTTCATAGAAGATTATGAGTACAAGCCAGATGGAGATGCTTTACATAAAGACTTAGATGAGTTCAATGGAAGAATTTGCATAACTCCTGAGTTTCCATTAGGTAGATATTGTTATTTTACTACTGTTCATTCAAGTGCGGATGAAAATCAAATAGACAGATATGATATAAAACCAAGATTCCCTTATGTTGTAGGACCTACCTTCAAATATGCTCCAGAATCATCTAACTGGGATGCAACTTCTATATTGAAAAATTTACCTACTGATGTTATCAGAGTAAGAGATGAAAATAATAATTTACCTCAATTTGGTTCTTTAGTTGGTGCAACAGTATCTAACGTTTCATCAGGATCTATTGATTCTGTTATTATTGAAAATGGTGGTAAAAACTACGTAGATGTAGCAAGTAATGAATCCTTCACTCCTAGATGGGGTGCTGGAGATGAGTTCTATGTTGACAATTCAAATACACAAGGTACTGGATTTACAGCAGCAGTTTCATCTATTCTTCCTAAGAGTCCAAGTGGAGCTGTTGTAAACACATCATCTATTGTTGCTTCTGATATTGTTGGAAAGATTGATTCTAGACAACAGAAACTAACAGTTCCTTCTCCATCAGTAGATACTAGTACAAATGTATTGTATTATAATAGAATTTCTGAAGGTGACGAGATCTCAGATAATACTGTTATTGAACAGGAATTTGAAACTGCTATTAATACAGGACTTTTAGACGAAATTTATCTTCGTGCTAATAATCTTGAGAATCTTAGCACTGGAATGACATTGGAGATTGAAGATGAGATAGTATATGTTAATGGTGTCCCAACCAATAACACAAAGTACGTTTATCTTAAGGTTTCTTCTACAGAGCAATTATCTAATGATTTACCAATAACAGCAGGATCCCAAAAAGGATTTTATTATGAGTATATCAATGGAGCATATGGATTTGATGAGATATACGTAGATGCAAATAATGTATCTTACAAGATTGGTAAGATTATAGCACTTGATAGAGTTGCAAATACAATGCAACTTGAAATGTATATCAACCCTGTTACTAGCAATTATTATACATTTACAGTTTCATCTACATTCAATCAGTCATTATATAGTGGTGCTGGTGGATATGAGCATAATATAAGTGTTGCTGACGTTGGAGGGGCAGGTGTCGCTGCTTCAGCTGCAATTTTCAATGCTGATGGATCTGGTAGTAGATATGCTAGTTCAATCTCATCACCAACTACAGAGACTAATTTATGGGGTGGAGCGAACAATAAGAACTATTTTGGAGAGGGTCGTGCTGGAGACTTTGAATTTGCTAAAACTGTACCAGTACTTCGTGGATGGGATGCTTCTAAAAAAGTTCCTCACTTAGCTGGTACAGCAGTAGTAAGTCAAACACCTGAAGGTGTTATAAGTGATTACACTGTAAGGATATCTATTACTGGAGCATCTAGTATGGATGCTTGGAATGTTGGTACTTATATAAAAGGAGCAACGTCTCAATGTGAAGGAAGAGTTTCAAAAATAGAGAAAATTGACAATAGTAATGGTTATCTCTTTGTAAAAGATATAAAATCAGGACCTAATGCTTCAGATCTTCCTAGATTTGGTGCATATAGTGCTGGAACATTCAGTTCAGAGACTGTCAATGAAATTGGAATTGGTGCAACTAATACAGTAGCTGGTGGAGTTGTTACAAGTTATGATCCAGCAACATCTACTAGTACACAACTTACTAGAACAATATCCAATACTGATACTATTATACGTGTAGGAAATGCATCTGCTTTCCCTCTTGATAGATACATCTCTATTGGATCTGAGAAAATGAGAATTGTCTCTAGGGATATAGAGAATAAAACATGGACAGTTGCTAGAAAACAATTAGGTAGTTCATATCCTACTAGTGGTAGTCACTTGAATGGTGCAACAGTTGAGATTGCAAATGCACAAGCAACTTTCACTGCAGGATCTGATAAGTATTATGCAACAGTAGATCTTTATAATGCTCAAAGATTTACTACATCAAGTTCATTCAAGGATCAGGATGACAATAATATATTCGTACAAGATCAAGTTATAAATCCAATAACCACTGATCAGAGAAATATAGCATTTGGACCTACTAAGTTTGATTTCTTCAATCTAGGAAACATAGTCAAGATTGGAACTGAAATGCTTCGTTTGGATGGAAAGGCTGGTAATATTTTCCAAGTGACCAGAGGATTGCTTGGTACTACAGGTCAGGAACATGCACATAATACTGATATAACAAACCAAAGTGAACTTGAAGCAATTCTTCAGACAGATATTGCTCATGGTTTGAGCGAAGATGATTTAGTTGAGATATTTGGAGATCCAGCAACTAATCAATCAATTACTACACCAGTTGTAGTAAAGTTTGATGGTACTAACAACAGATTCTTATTCTCTAGTATTCATACTAATAATAGTTTTGAATCTAATCCAAATTTATCTTTTGTATATGGACACAAGTACGTATTTGATGTATCAGAACTAACCAATCAAACAACTATATTATCATTCTATAATGATGATTTGTATACTGATGAGTATGCTGTTAGTAGAGTTGGTACTCCAGGTAATGCTAATGCTACAGTTACACTGATAATAACTGATACTTCTATTTCAAATCTATTCTATGATAATTCAAATAGTTCTATAACAGATAGTAATCCAAAGATCAATTTTGTTGAGGATCCATATAATACTGGTGGAACTCCTATCTTTGATGTTACATCTACTACTTTCAAGTATATTGTCAAGAGAAGAGTAGAAGGACAGGCAAGAGGTACAAAAAAAATGGGAGTTGTTACTCCAAATGTATTTGGTGAAATTGCTAATATTAATATTATAAATCAAGGTTTTGGATATGAATCTCTTCCTGTTATAAAAGGTATATCTCTCAGAAAAGATGATGAATTGCGTTATTCACTTACTATAGATGAGAATACTGGGGAGATTACTGGAGTTAGTGTAAGTACTCCTGATACAAGGGAATTTGGTGGTAGTAGATATATAAGTCCAACAATATATGTTATAGGAAATGGAACTGGTGCTGAATTGGTTGCAGATACTCAAGGTGGATCAGTTCGTAGTATTAGGGTAACAAGCGGAGGTCAAGGATATACATCAGGAACTGAATTACTTCTTGTTGAAGAAGATGAAAGGAACATAAGAGTTCTTCCATCATCTTCTACTATTGGTAAGGTTATTGGACTTGATATAACAAGTCCTGGTGCTCGCTTCTCTAATAACTATACAATGGTTCCTGAGACTACTATTCCAGTCTCAATGCAATTAGTAGATCTTGAAGATCCTAAGAAATATGAGTTTGGAGAAAGAGTTTATCAGGGTGATGTCAACAATCCATTAGTTACTGGTATAGTTGTTGATTATAATGAAATAAATCAGACTCTTAGAGTAAGAAGTGTTGTTGGAGAATTTTTGACAGGACAGGTATTGAAAGGATATCTTTCTGGAACTGAATCTAAACCAAAGACAGTCAATTCTGCTTCTATCCAATCTACTATTGATGCTATCACAACTATTAGTGGATTCTTCTCAGATGACTTAGGTAAACTAAGTACGTCATCTCAGAAGATTCAGGATTCCTATTTCTATCAGGATTTCTCTTATGTTATTCGTTCTCAGATACCTGTAACTGATTGGAGAGAAATTATCAAGGATTCTACTCACCCTGCAGGATTCTTAGTATTTGGTGAAGTTATTCTTGATTCTTCAGCAAGTGTAAGTACAGTTCCTATAGGTGGTGCAACAACTTGTCCTTCAGATCGTCATAAGTTTACATTTGATACTAGTGCAGATATTCAATCTGATTTCCTATCAAGTATAACATGGGCAACAAACATTTTCCTAAGAAATGGTTCAAATATAAAAGTTGGAGATTCATTCAAGTATTATCAAGATAGTTTTGATTATGAATTGAAGTGGAAAGGAATAACTGCTGCTGGTGATATTGTTGAAGGTAAGATGGTTGATCAGAAGATCTATTATGTTACCTATGCAGAAAATGATGGTTTAGGTAATGCATACATAAAGATTTCTGATTATCATCCAAATGATACATTTGCGGATGCTGAACATAATAGAGAAAGATTTGATTTATCATTGCAATCAACATCACCTAATTCATATCTTCCAAACTTTACTTGTGATGCACAGAATCCAAACAAACAGATTACTATAGAAGTATTCAAGGAGTTTATTGATATTGATCCTACAATTCCAATGGAATTGACAGATTCACTCAAGACTGTTCAGATCAATAAGTTCTTTAGAATGGTTGAGAGACCTGGAATGGGTTCTCTTATATCTGCTGAAGGAACAGTTGCTATTGATTTATCATATGTTGATGATATTACTGCTAATATTGATGGCATCAAGAGAATATATGATATTAGAGAAGAAGGATCTCTGATCAGTCCATATAATGATAATTCATTACTTGTCACTATCGATGGTGTTGGGCAAGAACCTGGAAAAGCATATACTATTATCAATGATAGAAAGATCCAATCATTAGAGATTACAACTACTGGTGCTGGTTCACTAGAGTATGATTCATGGAAGATCACATCTGGTACAACAGATATTGATAATGGTGCTACTGTTGTAGGCGGTACAGCAGACATTACACAAGTCTATAAAGACGAAGAATTCATTTATATAACTTCTAGGGGTGTTCCATCATATACATCAACTATAGGTCCTTACAGTGGACTAAACCCCTCTTTCCAAGACTATATCAAGAGAGTACCAACAGAAGTATTTGCTCCTGTAGATAAGCAAAATACTCCATTGGGAGTTATTGGAATGTTTGCAAATGGAACTCTTTTACAAAACAGTACATTAGAAACAACCTATAACAATAAAGGTACATGGACTATAACTGAAGTTGGTTCTAAACCACCAACTGATGCATTTGGTGGTAAAGCAAATACTAGAGGTCAATATTATCAGGCATGTAACCCAATTGGATTGAGGAGACAGTTGAATGATAATATGACATCAACTGGTGATTATGCAGAAGATGCTTCATCTCCATCACACTCACCTATCCTTGGATGGGCATTTGATGGTACTCCGATTTATGGACCTTATGGTTATACAGATGCTCACTCTGCTACATCTGCAATAAAGAAAATACAAAGTGGATACTCTACAAGACCTCTTTCTACTAGAAATACTCTTATTGATGGAACTATTCTTACAGGAGATCAAATTGGACCTCCAGTAGATTCTGTTGAATTCAATGTAGTAGGATTTGTTCCGTTTAGTGGTGCTACTGATATATTCATTCCTGGTGCTGTAGTAACTCAAGTAAACAGTGCTACTGATGATAGTATTGTTTCAGGTATAAATGGAATTGTTCAATCCTTCAATCCTCTTACAGGAACACTTTTACTTGCATCTGTAAATGGAACACTAAGTCAAAATATGTGGATAAAGAGTGCTACTGCTTGGTGTCAGATTAGTATCGTTCCTACAATATACAATATTGGTTATTTTGTAGAAGATTATTCTTACAGCACAACAGGTGCAGATCTTGATGTTTATAATGGAAGATTCTGTGTAACTCCTGAGTTTCCATTAGGTAGATATTGTTATTTTACAACTATCAAGAATAGTACATATAATTACACTACTCCTGCAACTAATACTGCAGAACTAAATGCAGCATATCCATTTGTAGTAGGTCCTCAACTATATCATACGTTCTATCCAGAAAACCAACTTACTAAAGGTGAATTATCTTCTAAGATTATATTTGCTGCACCTCCTACTGAATTCATTGATCCAGATACAGGACATACTCAGACTCAGAAGTTTGTAGGTAGAAAATTTGGATTCTCTGATGTAGTCAATAATAAGAACTTTGCTAAGAAATTTGTAGATATATCTCCTCAATTCGATGGATATAAGACAACCTTTGCATTACAAACTACTGCTCAACAACCAAGTTATGCTCCACAAGATCCATTAGAACCAGCTGAAAATGCTTTGGTATTCATGGATGGTATTATTCAAATACCTGGAACTGATAAGTCTTATACTATTGATAATAATGCCAATACAATAACATTCAGCACTGCTCCTAAGAGAGTTGGTAAAGTTATCAATATGAGTGAAGTTGCTGGAGTTCTAAACTTTAGAGACAATGAAATTATTGTTGGTGCAACCAGTGGTGCAACAGGAAAAGTTGTTGGTAGAACACCTCTTGGATATGAAGGAAAGGGTGTACTAAAAGTTGAAGTACTAACTAAAGATTTTATTGATGGAGAAAACGTTACTGCTCCTGCAGTTTCTGGTGATGTAGAACCAAGAACAGGAAAAGATTCAAATGGAGACGTAATCCAGTTAGGTAATCTCAATGTAAGTGCAGCAACTTATAATCCTAATGATGGAGAACTTGTTCTCACAGTTAGTGATGTAAATCATTTAGTTGAGAATGCAGATGGTATATTAGTCAATACTCCTATTACTACAAATGATGAACTCAATATTAGATACAAGTCTATAAACTTTACTTGTTTCTATGATAATCATGCAACAGAGCATAGGTATCCACGAGGAGGAGATCCAGCTCACCGTCAGAATTTACCTATACTTGCAGTAGGTTCTCAAACCATTACTGTAAATGTAGGAATATCTTCAAATACAACAACTCATCTTTTTGTCAATGCATCTAACCCTGCTGTATTAGTCAACGGAAAGACATTTGGTAGAGGAGCAATCAATACTCCTATCAAACTAAAAGGAACGGTAACTGCAGGAGATAGATTCCTTGATGCAGCAAACCTTCTTGAAGCAAATAAATCATTGATTGCAGAAGAAGCTGTTTTATCAATGTTAGATTATCCTGCATATAAAGGAACCTTCCAGATAAATTCAGGATCAGGTAACTTTACTAATCAGGATTGTATTGATGATGTTAGAGATGTTATTTCTGCAATTGTTGATAATATTAGATTTGGTGGAAATGATCAGGTTCATGATGCAGCAAATCTCTATGTCAATGGAGGAGCATTACAACATCTTGTAGGTGAAGAAGAACCTTCTAAATTAGCATTTAGATGGGCAAAGGATCTTTGTGTTCTTGCTATGCAGAACAAGTTGGATGATTATAATAAACTTGGCACAAGTACTGGTTATTCAACTTATGATAATGCTTCAACTAACAAGATGATTGATGGAGCAAATCTTCTAGAAATGAATAAGGATCTCATTGCTTATGAAGCAGTTTCTAGAATGACTGCTCAGTATCCTAGTTACACTTATCCTACTGGATTTACATCTGCTGATTGTATAGATGATGTGAAAGATGCTTTAGATTCTATAATCTTCAACATGACCTATGGTGGAAACAGTAGGACTTGGGATGCTGCAAGCTTCTATGCTAAAGGTATCTCCAATTATGTGACTGGTAGAGAAACAGAGATTGTTTATACATTCAATGCTGCAAAAGATATTGCTTCTGAAGTTTGTCGTAATATTCTTGTGAATATACAAGGATCTCATGGATATACTCAGCATACTAATGCTACTATTACTGACTCTACAATTTCATCATTCACACCAACAGGTGCAACTTATAACCCAACATCAGGTGAAATGGTTCTAACCATACCTAATCATGGGTTGACAGCAGCTAATAGTATTGAGATAGATACGGATTCTTTAGAATTTACTTGTACTATGGATTCTAATGATACTAAGCATACCTATCCTAGATCTTCAGATCCTGCTAATAGTAAAGCATTAGAAATTCTCAATACAACTACAAACACTATTAGTGTAAATGTTGGATCATCTCCTTTAGAAAATTATGATATCACTGCTGCTGATTATAATCAGAACACTGGTGATATGGAAATTACTATTGGTAATCATAACTTCATTGAAGGTTCAGGTATAAAGTTAGCTGCTAATTCACTAACATTTACTTGCCTAAAAGATTTCAATGTAACTAATCATACTTACCCACGTACAACAGATCCAGTTTATAATAAGTCTATTCCAATCAAGAGTGTTGGTATATCACCATACACTATAGCTGGTGCAGATTATAATCCAGAAACAGGAACAGCAGTTTTGAATATTCCTAATCATCCATTCACTGCTCCAACACGTCACACTGCTGATAGTGCAACTTATAACCCACTAACAGGTGAGTTGAAGGTTACAATGACTAGCCACAACTTTGCAGTTTCTGACATGATTAGGATTGCTCCTAATTCAATGTTCTTTACATGTACTATGGATGCAGGATCTACTCAGCATTCATACCCTAGGGAGACTGATCCAGCAGCAAATAAATGGTTGCCTGTTAGTGCTGTAGATACTTCTACATTTACTGTAAATGTTGGAACATCTAATATTAGTGGATACTCTGTATCAGATTCTACATACAATCCTGTAACTGGAGAAATGACTCTTGTTGTTGGTGGTCATAACTTAGATGTAGGATCTTCAATTAGAATTGCAAAAGATTCATTAAGATTCACTTGTGATATGGATCAGAACAGTACCTATCACACTTATCCAAGATCAACAGATCCTTATTATAATACAGCAGTAAAAATTACTGGAACAACATCCAATTCAATAACAGTCAATGTTGGCACAACTCCTACTGTAAATCATAATGTAACAGATGCTACTTATGATACAACTTCAGGTAATATGCAATTGGAGATTGGATCTCATACTCTACAAGTTGGTGAGAGTATTAGATTAGCAACAGAGTCTATAACATTCAGTTGTGCATTCAATGGTGCTTCAGGTGCTGCTGCTGAAAAGGCATATCCTCGTGCAACAGGTGCAAATACCAGTAATGGTGCTGACTATGCATATAATACTGCACTTGAAATTATTGGAACAACTTCTACCAAAATTACTATAAACGTAAATGGTGGACAAGGTGCTATCAGTAATAGTGATACTCATACATTTGTATCTGCTACTGCTGGTGCTGTAATTTCTGGTGGTAACTATACACACACATATGTAAACGCAGCAAATGAATATACACCAACTGATGTAGTGTATAACCCAACAACAGGTGTTATGACACTAACTGTGAATGGTCATAAGTTTGGTAATGGTGATCATATAAGACTTGATGATGACTCAATAACATTTACATGTACTCATGGAAGTGGTCAAAAATCTTACCCAAGATCAACAGATCCTATCAGTGGTCAGTGGATACCTGTTTCAAATGTAACTGATAATACATTTGATATCCAAGTTTTAGATGCTATACCATCAACCAATACTACTCCACATACATTCATATCTGCAGAAACTAATTGTATTGAAAGAGCAGTTATTAGTACAGGTGGAAATTATGCACATACATTTGTTGATGCACTTGCTGGTGGAATAGAAAAAGCAACTCAATTAGTTCGACTACAGAATAATTCATTAGTATTCAGATGTGGTATGGATAACTATGCTACAACTCATTCATATCCTCGTTCTTCGGATCCTTATAGTTCAAGATGGCTTCCTGTAGGTAAAGTTCTTGGAGATAATTTTGAGATCCAAATAGGAGCATCTCCAAATAAATCAATTCATACATTTGATAGTTCAACACCTAATGGGTTGGAGATACAGAATGGTAAGATTACAATAAATGTTGGAAGTGCATCTCTAGTTACTGATTTACACGATCATACATTTGTAAGTGCTACTACTGGAGCATTGATTAGTGGTGGTAGTTACACACATACATTCAGTACTGCTAAGAATGATTGTATAACTGCACGTACTCCTTTACCAAAACTTGCTCCAACAGATGCTACCTATGATCCTACTACAGGAAACTTAGTAGTAACAGTCAAGAATCATGGATTGTCAACTAGTGATAGGATTGCTATTGCCCCTAATTCAATGAACTTTACATGTTCAATGGATGATAATTCATCAGAGCATACTTATCCTCGTAAGTCTGATCCAATTGCTTCTGCTGTAATACCTATTGCAACAGTCAATAGTGCTGATACGTTTACTGTAAATGTGGGTACTTCTCCACAGGTAACTCATGATGTTTCTAATGCGTCTTATAATCATACTACAGGTGATATGATACTCACCATTGGAACTCATACTTTGAATAGAGGAACATCTATAAAATTAGCTGACAATTCACTAACCTTTACTTGTGCTAAGGATAACTATCAGACCGATCACTCTTATCCAAGAACAGATATTATCAATAAGGATATTACTAATGCTCTTTACTATCCAGATATAGGCAAATTGAGTATTACTTCTCCTAATCATGGATTCTCTGATGGTGATCAAATAAAGATTGCTGATGATTCAATAGTATTCAAATGTTTGATGGATGGTAATTCATCAGATCATAGTTATCCAAGATCAACAGATCCTATTAGTGGTAAGTGGGTTACAGTAGAAAATGCAGGAAGTAATGCAGATACATTTGATATAACTGTTGGCAAGTCTCCGTTAGTAAAATACACACCTGGACCTGCAACTACATATAATCCAACTACAGGTCTTGTAGTTCTCAGCATAGGACCACATAATCTAAAGGTAGGTCAAAATATTAAGTTAGCTGGAGATTCATTGAAGTTTACCTGTGCTAAGGATAATCATCAAACATTCCATACATATCCAAGAATAAGTGATCCTGCTTACAATACTTCAGTTTCTATCACAGCAGTTACTGATACTACTATAACAATACAGGCATTATCTACTATTCCATCTACTAATACTACAGATCACATCTTTATTGATGCAACTGCTGATGCAGTGATTGCTGGTGGAGATTATCAGCATACATTCGTAAATGCAAATGCTAGTGCAATTAGTTTCAGAAAAGACAGATCATATGATAATTCCATTGAGATTATTCAGGATGGATCACTTCACACCGTAACTGGTGCAGAGTATAATCCAATATCAGGAATTATGAGAGTTACTGTTCCTACACACGGATTCAGTACTGGTGATAATGTCAAGTTTGCTGATGGTTCTATAACTTTCACATGCGGATTTGACAATAACGCTA